ACTAATATCGAATGCTATGATTGCTTTGCATCTAAAAGACCCTCAACACCCACTATGTAAGGAACTAAATGATGCCCTAATAGGTACAATATATTACCAATACTGGGATTAAACCGAAAGGTCTTGTGCTTTTCCTTTAATATTGAATATTATACTCTCAGATGGTGTAATATCATATTCTTCTAAGTAGACAATATAGTTCAAAGTATAACCAGTTAATCCTTCAATTACACTATTACCGCCTGTACCTTGTGCAGATATTGTTAATTTGTTCTGAACCAAGTGGTCAGGATGCATAAAATATTCAGAATTAAGCAACATTCTTTGAACACCACTAAATGATTGAGTCTTTCCTGCAAATGTATAAGATAAAGCCTAAGCCAAAGTTCCCCAACCAATCGCTCGATTGTCTCCTGCATTATTCCAAGCATTATTATTAGGAATATCATCAGAAGATAATTGAACATCTAATCCAAAAGTGGCATTTTCAGAAATAGGACCTAGTTCCAATCCTGTTTCTTGAATCCAACATCTGCAATCTTTTACTTTCCATGCTTTGTTGATGTCTAAAACGTTTGAATATTCTAAAATTGTTTTTGGGTCACGAAATAATTGTTGATTAAACAATCTCTTAGGCATTTGGCCGGATAATGTTAGTGTCTTACCTGTTCTTTTCATCTTCTTACCTTCTTTGTTGCTGTGTGAGCTCTTCTCATTAACTTAGATATTTTAGTTCTAGGATGTTTCTTCTTTAATATCTTCAATTGTTTACCAAACTCTCTTTGATATGGTGATACTTTTCTTTTGACTTTTGTACGGATTTTTCTACCTGTTCTTTTTGCAGTATCTCCAGTCCTATTAGCCAATGCGATCCTTTCTTCTCTATCAAGAATTAATGGCGAATTAAGTGGGTCTTCATGAGCCATTCTCATTAAAGCAGGTGCTAAACCCATAGTAGGTCTAGAGAATAATTGAGCAACAGCCATTTCGACTCGCATTTGAGAATCGACTAAGCGCTCAATCATTCTTCTTTCATCATCAGATAAAGCCATTTTTTAGCCTCATTGCTGTGATAATGCTAAAGCCATAGCCGCTGCCTGTGTCATTGTTTCGACTGTGCATTCCATAACTACGTGGAATACTACATCTCCTTGCCAAAACTCAGATGCTTGACCGCCAAGGAATATTTGGTCTACAGCAACAAGATATCCATTAGTCCATAATTGAGGTAAATTATCAAACTCTTCGTAGTTTCTAGCAGCCAAACCATTTCCTGTTGCTGTACGACTTGCTAAAATTGAACCCGAAGAAATTACTGCTCTATCACTTGGGAACGGTAATGAACCCTGTGATTGAGTACAAAGAACGAATTGTGCAGCTGCTTCTTCCGCTCCAGTAATTTCTACGCTAGTTCCGGAAACATCAGTTACCGAAACAGCAATGTTATGAATCCTAAGAACAGATTTACCAAGAGCATCTACATATGCTCCCAAATCAATAGCCTCTTGGAAATAGGTATTGAATCCTGTAGGTGTACTGCCACCAGCGTTTAGTTTTGCGCGAATAAAGAAAGAATCACTTCTAGCCATGCCTTTCCGGAATCCGGTAATGCTTATCATGATTTCGTAGTAAAAGTCTGATTTTGGCCTATCCCCAACCCAATCCAATCCGCGAAGCGGTAAAACAGCGACCGCCTAACCCAACCCTCGCGCTAGAAGTTCACACGCGACCAGTCGCTACAAGAGGCAGTATATTCTATAAAACATCTGATAGATGTATCAAAAAAAGCAATATATTATATTGGAAGAGCCTTTCCGAGGGATTAATGGACACCCAAATGTGTTTTTTATGCCAAGCCCGCCCAAGATTTAGTTCAGAACATACGCTATGTTCTTATTGTATTAAGCGAATTACAGACGAGATGATGATATGAATAGTCCAGAAGAAGAATTAACAGATGCTATTCATCAATTATGTCAAAGTATGGATGACTATTTTCCCGAATTAATGACAGTATTAAGAGCATTGTTAAGGAGATTGGATTAAATGAAGCAATTAATATCAGCAACATTGAGCGAAGAAGCAGCTATTATTTACAATAATTGGGAGAAGCAGAAGAAATCTGCTCGATTATCTGAAATGATAGTTAAAGAAGATAGTAATATGAATCATATTAAAGCATTACAAATTGCTAAAGCCAATAATCAGCGACTAATATCGAATGCTATGATTGCTTTGCATCTAAAAGACCCTCAACACCCACTATGTAAGGAACTAAATGATGCCCTAATAGGTACAATATATTACCAATACTGGGATTAAAC